GTGTTAGCAAGAACAATATTGCCTGCAGGTTGCAGATTCAAATTGCCAGTAGGAGTGGTAATTGTTAACTCGCCACTCACTGGCCTAATTGCACTGGTGTTGACATTGGCAGCAATCACGTTGCCAGTAACACTAACCAGCGTGGTAGCAAAAATATTATTGCCAGAAATATTGCCACTAGCAGTAATTAATCCTGTAGTGATTACATTGCCGCCAGTTACATTTCCAGTTGCTGTTACATAGCCAGTGGTAGACAATCCTGTTGGGCCAGACAAACTTCCATCATTGTTAAATGTCCACTGATATGACCCGCCTGCTGGTTTTATACTGATCTGATAGGCGCCGGTAATTGCCAAATCTAACGGATTAGTTTGAATAATATTGGCATTAGCAAATGCCAACGTACCGCCTGTGATATTTAGATTACTACCAGTTATGTTGCCAGTTGCACTTATTAACCCAGCAGTTAATAAATTGCCGCTGGTTGTGTTACCTACAACACTCAAGTTGGCTAGATTGCCAACTGTGGTCAAACTTGAATATAAAACGTTTGCACTTAATGTATTGCCAATTAATGCGTCAGCATTTACACTAGATGCCGCAACGCCTGTTAATTGGCTACCATTGCCAATAAAGTAATTGCCGGCGACGTTACCAGTTGCTGAGATTAACCCGCTGGTTAGTAAATTACCACCGGTAATATTGCCAGTTGCAGTAATCAATCCACTGGTGATTAGATTGCCTACTGTTGCATTACCAGTTGCAGATAATACTCCACCTGTTAGAACGTTGCCACTTGTAATGTTACCAGTGGCCGATACCACTCCGGCAGTTCTTAAATTACCTGCATCAACATTACCAATTACTGTTGCCAGTCCACTTGTGACTAAATTGCTACCAGTTACATTACCACTTGCACTCAATTCTCCAGTGACATATTCACCTGTGGTTGCAAACACAGCCACATTGCCTGTGCCACCAATACCCACAGTGATATTGCCACCTGAACTTACAACTGTGATGTTTGATGTGCCATTGTTAATGTTAGCAACTGATGTGATTACGCCAGTCAGTAAAGCACCATTACCTAAAACATAATTGCCACTGATGTTGCCAGTGGTAGAAACCAATCCAGTCAAACTTGGCAAGTTGCCAGAGTATGTGGGCAAGTATGCTTCTACATCAGCATTGCTGTAACCAACTGGTAGACCAGTAATAAGGGCACCGTTACCTATTAGGTAATTACCAGTAACATTGCCTAAGGCTGATACAACACCTGCTACATAAACACCAGTTGTAGCAAATGTTGTAACGTTGTAATTTCCTGTAACAGTAACAGTTACATTACCATTTCCTGCCACAGTAACATTACTGCTACCGTTAGTGATAGCAGCACCAGCTGACGCAATAATACCAGTAAGCAATGACCCATTACCAACAAAGTATTGGCCGGCAATATTACCAGTTGCGGTGATTAATCCAGCAGTACGTAAGTTACCGCCTTGAATGTTGCCAGTGACTGAAAGAACTTGTGTGGTTTTGTTAAACACAAGACCAGTATTTGCACCAGCTAGGCCACCGTCGTTGAATAAAATTTGTGTGTTGGCGCCTGGTACAGTAATGTTACCGGTGACGTTACCAACAAAGTTAGCAGCATACATGTTACCAGTGGCACTGACATAGCCAGCAGTGAGTATGTTGCTGCCAATTACATTGCCGCCAGCCAAAATGTTGTTGCCCGATATGTCACCTGTAACAGCTATTAAAGCAGAAAATTCAACTGCATCCGCCTGGACAGTTAATACTACTGGATCAAAATTGCTAGGATAAATGTTGGCTAGACCAATCTTCAATCGATTATTAGCCGTGATATTATTGCCACTGATGTTGCCAGCGGTTGATATATTACCACCAGTGATGTTACTTGTGGTAGTTACTGGTCCAGCAAGACTGACTAAATTGCCAGTATAAGTTGGCAAATAGGCTGCAACGTTAGCATTTGAGTAATCAGAGTTGCCACTAGCAATACCAGTTAAGAGAGCACCGTTACCGATAAAGTATGTGCCGGCAATATTGCCTACAGCACTAACTATACCTAACGAAACTACATTGCCAGATGTGATGTTACCAGTAGCAATATTGCCACCTGTGATATTACCTGTAGCTGTAATTGATCCAGCAGTTCTTAAATTGCCGCCTTGGATGTTACTTGTGGTTGTGACTGGTCCGGTTAGGCTGACCAAGTTGCCTGTGTATGTGGGCAAATAAGCAGCCACATTGGCATTTGAATAGGTATCCGGCAATCCAGTTAGTTGACTGCCATTACCAAAAATATATGCGCCAGTAATATTACCTACAGCAGAAATCAATCCTGAACTGTTGATGCTGGCTGAAATAATATTGCCTGTGGCAATATTACCACCTGTGATATTTCCTGTGGCACTTATAATACCTGCGGTGCGTAAATTGCCGCCAGTTACATTGCCTGTAGCAGTTATCAATCCACTGGTAGCAACATTACCACCTGTTAGGTTACCTGTGGTAGTTACAGGTCCTGTCAAGTTGGGCAAGTTGCCTGTGTATGTGGGCAGGTAGTTAGCCACATTGGCATTTGAATAATTAACGCCTGGAAGATTTGTAAGCTGGCTGCCATCACCAATGATATAAGCACCAGTTATATTACCTGTGGCGCTTACTATGCCAGCGGTAAGTGTGCCTGCTGTGGTAAGATTTATGGCAGTAACATTGGCTCTAACGTTTAGTGGCGAATTGACATTGCCAGCGACGCTGAGATTACCAGTGGCATTTAGATTAGCGCCAGTGATGTTGCCTAATACTGTGATGCCATTAGCAGCAAAAGTGTTAGCTGACAGAGTAGTAAACGCACCTGAAGCAGGTGTGATGTTACCAATGGGAATGTTATTGATTGCGCCAGATGCAGACAGTTGCCAACCTTGGCCGTTCCAAACCCAGGTTTTTCCACCAAAACTGTAAGTTTGATTCAGTGTAGGATTAGTGGGAAAATTCAGTGTAGCTGCCATATCTTAGTATTTACCGTGGGGTAAACCCTTAAAGTTTGGTGTAACCATAGTTGACTATTTGAGAAGAGCCACTGGTGTTTGTGATTCCAAATGTAAACACATTAGCGGTTGTAGTAGCGACCACGGCAGTGCTGATATTATTCTCCGTTCCGACAACCTGATTGGGTATCGCTGTAAGCACCAAAGCATTGCCAGCTGCATAATACCAACCATAACTACTACCAACCACTGGCACATTGTTATTTGTTACTACTATCGTGGCAGTGTATACTACAATACCGTTAGGAATGTTACCATTGACCCATATAGAGTAAGTACCTGGACCTGGAACAGAGAGACTCACTGTGTTGGTTCCTGCAGCCAAAGTCCACGAGCCTGTTACTTGAGTAGCAACACTAGTCAATTGACTTCCGTTGCCAATGAAGTAGTTTCCAGAGACGTTACCGGTAGTTGACACCGGGTTACTTCCTAACGAAGCCAAGTTAGCAACCACATTAGCATTGCCATAACTTGAGACAATACCAGTCAATTGACTTCCGTTGCCAATGAAGTAGTTTCCAGTTATGTTGCCAGCTACGCTTATGACATTGCCGTAAGTGATTTCTTTTGATGTGGCATTGTAGAACATGACCTGGGCCGTGTTGGCCACATCATTTCTAACCGGTGCCACTGTGAATGTGTTGGCAGTGATTTGATCTAAGTTGGCGCCAGTAGCGTTCAATATGATTGAGTTGTTGCCTTGGTTTGTATAACCAGCACTTGCACCAATGGCTACGGCACCAGTGCCTTGATTGGTTGATCCAGCACCTTGGCCAATGGCCACAGCATTTGCACCTTGACTACCAGTAAAGGTCAATGTTCCACTTGGGGTAAAACCAGCTGACGCTGATAATTCTAATGTTGTTGAGTTGGTCACAGTGACCACAGTTATGTTTCCAAAGAATCCAGTACCGCTTATGATCATGCCTGGTCCAATGCCAGTGGTACTGACAACTACCAGGGTGGTAGATGGAGATTCTGCACCCGAAACATAGTTGGTCGAGACGCTGCCACCGGCTCCGGCTGTGTTGCCAATGGCCACCGAGTTGTTGCCTTGTCTGTTGTTGCCAGCATACGATCCAATGGCCACTGCTTCAATGCCTTGTAAACTGAAGCCAGCATTTAGACCAAAGGCCACTGAGTTACCCACGGTGTCTTTGATCTTAACATTGCCCAGGGGCAATGTTAATATACCAGTTGAGCCAAATTTCCATATATTGCCGACAATATTGCCATATCTATCACCTGTGACTATGTTGACATTACCACCATTGTGGCTGATGCCGTTGTAGCCTACACCTGCCGACAGGTACATGTCTCCACCTGACACTGAACAGCCATTGGTATTCCCAGCAGTGATGCGGAGATCAAAGCCTTTCTCACTGGCAACAGTGGTTTGTGTTGAGATCCGACCTGGCACCACATTGGTTGCCGGAACAGTCAATGTGCCAGTTGTATCAAAGTCCCAACTTCCGCCAGCAGTGGTAATATAGCCACCAGTGCTGTCAACTCCCATACGAGAGCTCTCATCAGACGTTGTCAAGTTTACATAAGCACCAGCACCAGCAAATATATCAAGGTTGGCACCAATGGGACTAAGTCGACTGCCACCGGCAAATGATACCACACCACCGGTTACCAAGTTACCACCTGTGACATTGCCAGTAGTACTAACTGGATTTGATCCCAATGCAGCCAAATTGGCCACAACATTAGCATTGCCGTATGTGGCAGCAAGTCCAGTTAACTGTGATCCGTTGCCGATGAAGTAATTGCCAGTTATGTTGCCAGTGGTACTTACAATCCCAGAAGTTAGAACATTACCACCTTGCACTGTTCCTGTAACTGACAATGAAGTCAGCGTACCAACTGATGTGATGTTGGCTTGAGCATTTGCTGTAACTGTTTGTGCGGTGTTGGCTGCTACTACTGTTGTTATGCCTGTCAACAAACTACCATTGCCAACAAAATATGGTGCTGTAATATTTCCTGATGCAGACACCACCCCAGTCACATACTCACCGGCTCCGGACACTACCACAATGTTTCCAATGCCACCAATTCCTATTGTGACATTGCCGCCTGCGGTTACAATTTTAACATTTGAATTACCACTAATAATTGAATTGCTGTTACCTGCACTTATACCAGTTAGTTGTGATCCATTTCCGTAATAGTATCCGGCGTAGATACTGTTGAATTTATTAGAGGCTGACCCAATGTCACGAACTTGTGTGGCATCTGGCATGATACTGCTATTGGTCTGTACATTTCCCACACCGTTTGCACTCAATACCAAGTTTTGATTGAGTGTGGTTGTGGCAATCACATTGTCTTTAAGAGATATGGTTGTACCTGGCAGGCTGTTGCTGCCTTGTGGGAACGGTGCACCATTGGCATAGAAATAGTTGTTGGTGTAAACTGCATTTGCAGATACGTTGCCAGTCACGCTCAAGTTACTAAAACTGAGTGGACTGCTGGTGGTGAGCACTGTGTTGCCGTTGACTTTTAAGTTTGCGCCATCTGCTGTAATTGGCAAACTGTTCAGATAGATTGTGCTGTTGCTGACCCAAAGATCTTTCCATTGTCGTACACTGTTGCCCAAACTATAACTGTTGTTGTTGCTGGGTATAATGTCTGAAGATACATTTGTAAGATCAACGTTGGCATTGCCTGTGCCGCCAGAACTGAAACTTTGGTAAGCTTCTAGTTCGGCCCATTGATTGCTGGTGTTGTCGTTGAAGTATAGATACTGTATGCCAGTATCACTTTGAATCCATATGTCGCCAATGTTGGCTACTGCTGGCGGAGTTGCTGAAAATGTTACAGACGTTGCACTGCCGCTGCCGTTACTGATGCCAGATAAGAATGCACCATTACCGTAAAAGTATCTACTGTAAACACTGTCAAATTGAGAATTAGCAGTGCCTAGATCGTATACAGAATCAATGCCAGGAGCAACTGTACTGCCAACTGTGATAGTGCCAACGCCATTGCCAGCCAATACCAATGCTAGATTTTGTACTGTGGTAGATATGCGATTGTTGCTGATTACAACCTGTGAATCTACAGGTCCGGCCGTCCAGATGTTGGCAAAGTTATTGTTAACTGCATCAAACGCATTGCGCAGGCTTTCGCCCGTACCATCGTTTGCCACCGCACCGGTGTTGATTACTTGTTGTGTCATGCTGAATCTGGCCCTATTGTATATTTACCAGGGCTTGAACTATGCTAAGATCAGGTCAAGCACCAAATTGACTTTGGAAATCTCCAATGTTTTGGCGTGAGTATCGTGGATGTTTGTTGAATTCTGCTACGTCTGATGTGACTGCTCCATGCACTCGAATGAAGTTTGTGTGTGGATAATCTTGCATGACTTTGAGCAATTGCCGTTCCCAGTTACCAGTGTAAGTTGGATTTGCTCCACTGCGTTTGTAAAATTCAGAGTCAGCGTACAGATTGTTAAATCGATTGTTAATGCCAGCCATGTCAAATCCTAACAAATAGATGTTCATGTGTTGATCTGCCGCTGCAATTGCTGCCGCTAATGGTCCAGAACTGTATCCCCAGTATTGATCAGGAACACGATTTGCACCCAAGCCTTCTAGTGGTTTTCTAGTGTAGAATTTATTTTTTAATGGATAACCCGAATGCTGTATTTGCTCGCTAATTGGTCGATCTGTGGCAATTAACACATCTGGAGTAAACTCCCGGTACAAGGCATTGCACCCATAGATTGTTCCATGGTTGCGTAAATTTTCCAAATTAACACCTTTGCGGCTGACTCCGTTACCTAATACAAATGCTACGGCCATAAAAAAATCCCCCTTGTAGTTAGCAAGGAGGATAGTAGGATCAAATCTAATTAGCTTGTGGCTTTGACCACTTGAGCCAATTGTAAGCTGCCGTTTTGAGCCTCAACGCTGTTTATAATTTCTGCGCCGGACCATGTAACTGTGCCTTCGTCTGTGAAGAAGTTCACAGGATAGAAGTTTTCGCTACTTTGAATGTTAGTGCCAGTGTTTGAATCATCGTAGTTGCCGTAAGTCATGCCATTCCAGTCACGAATCCACTTGTTGGTAATATAACTGGCATACACAGCAGCACTGTCGCCAACTGAGTACTCAATACACATGTAACCTGCACTCGGTGTGCCATCATTGGCCAACACACATTGACCAACTGGATATGCTGTGCCTGAGCCTGCTCCAACAGCAGTAGCAGTGAAAATATCGCCAACTGCCACATTGCTTGAACCTGCACCAACTGCTGCCCAATCAGTTGTACCTACGCTGGCAATGCTATATGCTTGTCCAACTATGAGGTCTTCATCAGCTGTAGTGGCAGCAACATAAGCTACCAAAAATTTGTGCGAACCTTTCTGACGTATCAAACGGCCATTACCTGCACCAGTTTCACTACCATCGGCTAAACTAATGTTCACTTGTGGAAGAATAATAGGATAACTTGTTGTTGTAGCAGTGGTACTTAATCCACCAACCACACCTAAGAAATCATCAGCACTCAGTGTGTCTGCGCTATTGTAAACTGGATCAGTCAATGATCCAAAGTTTGGATAACCTTGATCAACTGCCACAGCAGCCGCTGGTTGGTTAACTGTGCCGTTGGCATTGATTGTGATACCTTGTGCGGTACCGTACTTTTGAATTTTTAGAGCTCTTCCCATTTGATTTCTCCTTATAGAAGCCCAATGCGGGTTCTAGCCGCTACGCAGTGGTGAGCTGCATAAAACGCCAAATTGCGTTGACAAGTATTTAGCGAAAATGTAAAATGGCTTGAACTGCACCTTAAATATAGCCATGGATACACAACTTTTAATTGCCCAAGGCAACGAATACCGAGCACAGAATCAACCAACTGAAGCTCTCAAATGCTATGCACAGGCATTTGTGGAAGACATGGACCTGGCTGCTGCCTGGAACAACTATGGCAATGTCATGAGAGAATGCGGACAACCTGCAAGGGCTGTGCCATTCTTACAGCATGCTATTGTGTTAGAACCACAGAATGTCACAGCACATTTTAATTTAGCTGTGAGTTATTTGATCATGGGTAACTATGCACAAGGCTGGCCACTATACGAAGTTCGTTGGAACTACGAACATCTTGCTGGTCAACTGCCCAAGCACACACAGCCGCGATGGACTGGTCAAGATTTAAAAGACAAGACCATACTTGTGGAAGGTGAGCAAGGCCACGGCGACAACATTCAGTTTGTGAGATTTTTATGGAACTTGCATGTGGCGGGTGCAAAGATCAAACTCAAAGTAACAGACGGCCTAATCCCACTGTTGGACAACAGTCCTATTATTGAACGAGTTGCTGGATACCTAGATGATGTTGGTGAGTTTGATTACTGGACTCCTATTATGAGCATTCCTGGTATATTGGGAATCACTTTGGAAAATTTACCAAAACCTGTAAACTATCTCAATGTAGACATGAACAAACAGCAAGAGTGGTTGCAAGTACTGGGTCCCAAGACTCGCATGAGAGTGGGCTTTTGTTGGAGTGGGCGTAGAGACGCCTGGTTAAATCGTCACAAAGGTATGCCGTTCGAAGATATGTTGGATCTCATACAAACAAATCCTCATTATGAATGGGTTAACTTACAAATTGATGCCACCCCTGAAGAAGAAGCGGCATTAGTTTCGGCAGGAGTTACGGCATATCCTGGCAGCATCACAAGTTTTGTAGACACTGCGGCCTTAATCATGGCCATGGATGTTGTGATTGGAGTTGATACTGCGGTGTCACACCTGAGTGGGGCACTAGGTCGTCCCACTTGGATCATGCTAAACTGGTTTGGTACAGACTGGCGCTGGTTGCTGAATCGCGATGACTCACCCTGGTACTCAACTGCACGACTATTCCGTCAGTCCGGAATGGGCGACTGGGCCAGTGTTCGAAAGAAAGTTAGTCAGTACCTAAGCTGGATGAAAGTCTGACCATATCTTTGAGAAGATTTTTTCTAAATTGCTCACTGTGAAAAAATTCTTTGTTACAATCAACTCTATGTTTGTTAGCATGATAAATTGCCACAAGATCTTGTTTGAGAAAATCTTCTAAAAAATTTACTACATTAGCAATACGATCTCTTGGACTTTCTAAGTGATCCCAAGTATGCCAAGGTACAATATCCTCAAACATATCTAAACCTGCTGTTTTCAAATGTTGTGCAGTATTTCTAGGTCCTAGAATAATAGGAATCATTTTTGTTACAAAAGGCTTGGCTGTTTTTTCGCTGATCAATGTACGGTTCATAGTAGATTCAGTTACTAAATTAAACGTATGAGTATTCCAAACTGGGTGTGATACTCCTACATCTGTAGTATCTTCTTTATCTTCATCAATCAACACAAACGGCAAATAATGTTTTTTGCCTTCAAAATCATTTATCTCTGCTGGAGTTAAACTGTGGAACGCATGGTCAAATTGTTTACCGTGTCCATGATTACCAAACGTGTATGATATTTTTGAAAACCACGGTTTTTCCACTATAGCACTAAAAAACAAAATCCTATGCCAGCTTGGTGTTCTATTCAAACAGCATAGACCTTGAGTTTTATTTTCTAAAACATCATATAAATTGAGTTTTTTTCCTTCATTTGCATACCACAATGATTTTTTTGCTGACCACATCCATAACCAGAGTGGAAAGTAAAAATAGTTTTTAGTATTAGATTGATAATTAAAATCGCAATGCAGTACTACAGTTGGAGCATACAATTCGCAATAAGTAACCAATTGTTCTATATTACCAATAGTGTTGCCCTTACACGTAGTATTAAACTGATTGTGTGTTAACCCCACTGGATTGTGAGTAATGTCAATGAGTATGAAATCTAACTTACCTGCGGCACTGAGCACAGTATCAATATCAGAAAATCTATTAATGTTGTTGTCAGTAAAAAGAAAACAAGTTTGATTAGAGAAAAATTCATTCAAATAATCTCGTTCAGAATCCATAGGATAAGCTGGATCAAGGCTATTTGCGTATACAATGTTCATGCTGTTATATAGCCAACAAAAAACCTGCCGAAGCAGGTTCTTTGCCTTCCCATCCCTGGGTTGGTTCTCTGATTAGGAGAATGACAAGTTAGATACTGCGATCTCACCCACATAGTCACCGGCGTTACCGAATGACGATGCAGTGTTGGTCAACTCAATATAACCATAACGTGTCATGAATGACACCACTGGTTCAAAAGTTGATGGATCCAACACAACACCACTGCTCATCAACGGAATGTATGGGCAGTAGAATGCAGGAGCGTCAGCTTCTGAAGAACCCTTGTAGCCAACCAACACTGGTGTAGTGTCAGAAGCATAAGAGTCAACGAACACACGCATAGCGCCGTTCAATGTACCTACAAACTTGGTGTTTGTAGGTGCTTCAAATGTACCTTCTGTAGTACGTGCAAATGCGCTAGTTGTAGCAGATTGCAATACTGTCAAAGCAGCTGAACTCACAACAGCGTAGTTACCAGCGCCACGACGAGTACGTTGGGCGATCAAGTTAGCAACACGGTTGATCAAAACAGCCAATGCGGCATGTTCGTCACCAACGAATGTAGCTGTACCTGAAACGGTAGCTTGGTTGTATGTGAACTCAGTAGAAGCCAATGAGCGCAAGCTCAAAAGAATCTCTTGGTCAATTTCAGCGGTAATCTCTTGAGCCAGAGCAGCCATGATTTCTGCTTCAACGTCAATACCATGCATGGCTTGTGCGTCTTGTGCAGATTCAAAAGTCCAGCGAGCTTGCAGCTTGCGGGTCTTGGCTTCAACAGCTTGTTTCAAGATTTGAACGCTGATTTGCTTACCGCCGGTACCTTCCATCACTGCGGTATTGTTACCAGTGTAGGCTGTAGCTGTACTTGTTGTTTGTGGAACAGTAGAGTAAGCTGTAGCAATTGTGAATGGGCTCAATGCTTCTTGGCCAGCTGTTACAGAAGTAGCAGCAGCTGAAGAGTCAGTCAAGCTCTGTGCATAACGCACACGCAGAGTGTGGATTTGACCAACAGGGCCGGTCATTGGCTGAACGCCAACCAACTCGTTAGCAATAACAGTTGGCATCACACGTCGAATAACTGGCAGAATCACACGGTTAAGTGTGGCAATGTTGCCAGAAGAGGTTGATCCAGCACTTGCGTTCTCTTTCAAGTAACGCTTGGTGTTTTCCAGGATAACACTCATTGAGTTGCGCTTGGTGCCGTTTAGACCTTCAAGCAGAGCTTCTTTAGTCTCGCTCCAGCGACCTTCTAAAAGTTCTTGTGACATTTAAGTCTCCTAAATTTTTATTATCACAGTCCAGCCAGTCTCTTGAGGTCAATCACATTGCTGCGACCATCATCAGATTCTGACATTTGTGGAACTGTCTTATCACCGGTAACTGCGGATACTTGCTCAGAGATCACCTTGCGGGCTTTTACTGATCGGTCTTCCAACACTGCTGGTAGATACTTTTCAAAAGCATTTTTCAAACGGTTAGTTTGAACGCTTTCAAGCAAATTACGCATGACTTCTTGTTTTTCCTTATTCAAGGGACGTAACAATTCATCCATTGTGCTTTCACGCTCATTGGATTCTTTAATCATGCGCAGTTCGCGCTCTTTATTCTCAACCAGGACTTTTGCTTTCATGGTGAGTTTAATTGCCTCGGACAATTTCTTGTCTTTGTGCGCAATTGTGTCATGCAACTTACGAACTTCGGCTTTCTCATTCAAGTGAGTAGCGCCAAATTCAGTGGCATACGCTTCAAAGATACGACGACCAAAATTGTTCTCGCGAGCAACTTGGATGTCTTCTTGCAACTGGTTTAGTTCAGCCTTCAAATGACGGCTAACAGCAGAACTCATTTTTTGTGCAGATTCTTTGATGAATCGTGATTTGAGTCCTTCTAGCTTGCTACGAGCTTCACGTACTAAACGAACTTTTGTTTCTACAACATCACGTTTGTCTTTAGCGAACTCTGTAATTTCTTTAGCTAGAGCCTGCACAACGAAGTTTTCAAGTTTATTGACACCTTCAGCATGCATCTTACGGTCTTTACGCAGTTCAGAAATTTCTTCAGAAAGTTTTGTAACCATAAAGCTGTTAAACTTAGTGGCTGATTCTTTCATCTTGTGTTGAAACTTCACACGGTCTTCGGCCAAATTACGCTTTTCAGCAGTAATGTTAGCCAGTTCTCCTGCGAGACCTTCTGTTACCATCTTATCTAGGGCTTCTACCATCACTGACTTGTCATGCTCGTAGCGTTGTGCAAACTCCTCACGAAGTTCAGCACGAACCAATTCACGAGCTTCTGTCAGTTTAGATTCCCAAGCTTCGTTGAGTTCCTTACTGACATCTTCGTTGATTAATCCGCTATCT